ATGTCAGCCTGGATACAATGTTTTCCTTAAAGTTTTGAACGAAAAGTATTCTCAACCTCTTATTTATGATAAAGTCTGTGTTCTTCGTGATCCCAAGACTCGTTATTCCCGTCAGATTAATACCGATTCTTACTCACTGACCAATGAGTTTGTGAAGTACATCTCCAACATTGTTGATTATAATCTGCTTGGATTCCGTCTCTGTGGTAAATCTGAAGTGCGTAGCATGTGCCATATCAATGACATCAATACGGAACAATACGAAAAGCAATGGGAGAAGCAGAAGTGTGCAGCAATTCCTAACTGTGGATTTAAAGAACTGTATCTGATTCCTCTTCCCAAGCAAAGTTATTATACTTACTGGAATCCTAAAGAGGAAGATGCTGATGAAATTGTGGTCAAAGATCCTTCTTCTAAGTCTCAACTGACCAATGCATTTAAGAAACATATGAATGGTAAGATGGTCAATAAGGTAATCTTATCGAAGTTTGCGGGTCAAATCGCTTGACCCCTGCCCCCCGATGCCCTATAATTACTAGGTAAGCAACGGACCCCAACCCGACAACCCTACATCATGACGAAAACTGTGGAACTCTCTAACCTGCAACAACGTTTCGGTAAGACTGTTAACTCGGCACAACTCAAAGACTATGCTACCGAGATTGGCATTTCTTACCAAACTCTTACGAACAAACTGAAGAACTATAAAACTGGACGTGGTACTTGGACTCTTGAACAGGAGGTAGAAAAACTGGAACAAATTTATACTCATGCTACAGTTGTTCCCGATCAGGAAGATGTGACCTTTGTTCCTCAAAAAGACCCTGGTTTCGTCCCGTTCGGGAACTTTTCTGATCTAAAGAAAGTGCTTCAATCCAAGCAGTTCTATCCCGTTTTCATCACTGGTCTGTCTGGTAACGGTAAGACTGTGAGTGTCGAACAGGCATGTGCTCAACTAAAACGGGAGATGATTCGTGTTAACATTACTATCGAAACTGATGAGGATGATCTCATTGGGGGATTCCGTCTTGTTGACGGTAATACTGTTTGGCACAATGGTCCTGTCGTTGAAGCTCTTGAGCGAGGTGCGGTATTGCTACTCGATGAAATCGACCTTGCCAGTAACAAGATCCTCTGTCTGCAAAGTGTTCTAGAAGGTAAAGGAGTTTTTCTTAAAAAAATCGGTAAGTATGTCCGCCCTGCTGCTGGGTTCACTGTTGTTGCTACTGCTAACACTAAAGGAAAAGGTTCTGATGATGGGAGGTTCATCGGTACGAACGTACTTAATGAAGCGTTTCTTGAGCGTTTCCCGATCACTTTCGAGCAAGAATACCCAGCAGAAAAGACGGAAGTAAAGATCGTCTCTGCTGCCATGAATGATCAGGATCAGGACTTTGCTGAGAAACTGGTGCGTTGGGCACAAGTGATCCGCAAGACCTTCTACGATGGTGGGGTGGACGAGATCATCAGCACTCGTCGTTTGGTTCACATTGCCAATGCTTACAAGATCTTTGGCAAACGTGATAAGGCAATCGAAGTGTGTGTGAACCGTTTCGATGCTGATACCAAACAATCCTTCATGGAACTCTATTCCAAGGTGGATGATAAAGTTGAAACTCCTGTTGACGAACAGGCACCTTTCTGATATACTGAGGGGAGGGATAACCTCCCTTCTTCTTTTTCTGGAGAAATTAATTATGCTATGGAAGTACAATGAGGAACAAATCCTCAAAGATGTTGAGGATTATGTAGTGAGCACTTATGGAAGTCACTACTGTGGCCACAATGAAGCATACAAAGATATTCAAACAATTGATTTGATGGCAGCAAAGAATCTGGCACCAGATTTTTGTCAGGCAAATATTCTTAAGTATGGTTCTCGTTATGGTCAAAAAGATGGACATAACAAACGTGACTTGATGAAAGTGATTCACTATGCTATGCTACTACTTCACTTTGACAAACATTATACCCGTGTCGAAAACGGTCTCTCGGAGTTTAAAGCAGTATGAGTATTTCGGTTAGCACAACTACTATCGATGCACTGAAAAATTTTCTTTCAATTAACAAGTCGATTAATATTCGCCCTGGTAATGTTCTTTCTACCCTTTCGGTAAATAAGAACATCATGGCTCGATTTGAGATTGAGGAAGAGTTTCCTAAAGAGGTTCCTATCTATGACCTCTCAGTGTTTATCGGCGCCCTTGGTTTGTGTCAGAGTCCTGAACTTGATTTTGGTAACGAAAACTGTTTGGTGATCAAAGATACTACTACCAAGTCTAAGAGTAAAATTTACTATTCGGATCCAGATCTGATTGTAAGTGCCCCAGATAAAGAATTGGAGGTTCCTTCTGCAGATGTTCAATTTGAGTTGTCTTGGGAAAATCTTTCTCGATTGCAACGTGCATCTTCTACCTATGGTGTTCAAGATCTCTGCCTTTATGGGTCTGATGGTTCTTTGAATATTTGTATTACTGATAAAAAGAATGACACTTCAAACGTGTATTCTATTGAGTTAGGTTCTACAGATAACGATTTCTGCCATTGCTTCAAGATGGAAAATCTTAAACTGATGCAGAATCAAACTTATCAAGTCTCTATTCATGCTGGTAAAGTTGCTCTGTTCAAAGCAACAACTTGCAATCTAAAGTATTGGATTGCCCTTGAGCCTAACATTTCTAAGTGATAATTTGAGTGGAGGATTTATTATGAAAGACCATTTTCTTTGGGTTGAAAAGTATCGTCCTCGCAAGATTGACGAATGTATTCTTCCACTAAATATTAAAAAAACCTTTAAGGAGTTTGTTGAGAAAGGAGAGATTCCTAATCTTCTTCTCTCGGGACCTCCTGGTATTGGTAAAACAACTGTAGCAAAAGCAATATGCGATGAACTAGGAGTAGATTATTATGTCATCAATGGATCTGACGAAGGACGATTTCTGGACACGGTACGGAACCAAGCAAAAAACTTTGCTTCGACCGTATCACTTCAAGCAACTGGTAAACACAAAGTTATCATCATCGATGAGGCAGATAACACAACCAACGATGTTCAACTCCTTCTACGGGCTAATATTGAGACGTTCTATAGCAACTGTCGATTCATCTTCACAGCAAACTTCAAGAACAAGATCATTGAACCTCTCCATTCCCGATGCTCTGTCATCGACTTCGGTATTCCAGGAAAAGAGAAACCAACCATCGCCGCCGAGTTCTTCAACCGTGTCAGGTCTGTACTTGCGGATGAGGGTATCGAATATGATCCGAAGGTTGTTGCGGAGGTAATTAATAAGCACTTTCCAGACTGGCGTAGGACTCTTAATGAGTTACAACGTTATTCTTCTAGTGGTAAGATTGACAGTGGAATTCTATCTCAAGTATCGGATGTAAGGATCAATGACCTCATTAAACACCTCTCTGAAAAGAACTTTACAGAGGTTCGTAAGTGGGTGGTCTCCAACCTTGATAACGATCCTAGTATCGTACTTCGCAGGGTTTATGACGCCGCTTATGATTGCCTTTCACCCGCAACTGTCCCTGCTGCCGTTCTTATTATTGCTAAGTACCAATACCAAAGTGCGTTCGTGGCTGACCAGGAAGTAAATCTATTAGCCGCATTAACCGAAATCATGTGTGAGTGTAATTTTAAATGACTATTAAACTAATTCGTATGTCCTCTGGTGAGGACGTTATCGCCACTGTCATTGATGAAGTGGATGATGCTATCAAACTTAAAAACGCAATTTGCGTTGTACCAGCAGCAAATAATCAACTTGGATTTGCTCCGTGGTCTCCAGTTCTAGATCCAGATGAAGAGTATGTAGAAGTTTTCAAAAATTTTATTGTTTATGTAAGCAAACCTGCTCCTCAAGTATTAGAACAATATAATAATATTTTCAGTAGAGTTATTGTACCTGAGAAGAAGATTATTGTATGAAAACTCTAAAGCTTTTTCCTACAAGTCTTCATAAATTTGAGAATTCAGATCCCAGAACTGATGAGGTTATTTCTCTAATCGAGAATCAAAAACCAATTCAGAGATATGGTAATTGGGATGAAATGAAGATTCGAACCACTAATGGAACTCTTCATTGTTTACCAGAATTTAAATTTTTGATTCACTGGTTTAGGCAATGCTTATTAGAGTATAAAAATTACTACGAGTTGGATTGTGATGCTTTAGACATTGCAGTATGCTGGGGTAACAAATCTGCTGTTGGTGAAAAAGCTGCACATCATATTCATACACATAATCTATCCTATATCAGTGCTGTATATTATGTGACCGAAGGATCTCCAACAGTATTTTTAGATCCATTTTACAGTAAAGGTTGTGGTCAAGTGGACGTTTCTTGGAAAAAGAATCGTGAAATTGAAATGGAAGTTCATCCTGGACCAGGTAATTTAATTTTATTTCCAAGTTGGCTACCTCACTGCTCAAGACCGCATCTAGGAAATAAACCTAGATATACTATGAGCTTTAACGTGTTACCAGTAGGAAACGTTAATTCGGGAATGTATGGATTTCCAATGGCACATATTACATTAAATCGTTATGAATAAAGAATTGAAAGCATTAAAAACACCTCTTCGTTATCCAGGTGGAAAGAGTCGGGCAACTAAATTTCTTCTTCCAAAGTTCCCTAAAGAAATCACTGATTATAGGGAACCCTTTATTGGAGGAGGTTCTGTAGCGATTGAATTCACCAAACAGTTTCCAGATGTTCCTGTGTGGGTGAATGATCTTTATGGACCTCTAGTAAACTTCTGGCAAGTGTTGCAGACTAATCCTTTAGATCTAGTTGAATCACTTGTGGTTGCTAAGGGAAATAATATGACCGAAGATAAGGCAAGAGATTTATTTTTGGCAGCGAAGGATGTTATCAATGATGAAACTCAAACCAGTCTTGATCGAGCTATGTGTTTCTATATTGTAAATAAGTGCTCTTTTAGTGGTTTGACGGAAAGTTCTTCTTTCTCTAAGCAAGCAAGTGTTTCTAATTTTTCAATGAAGGGTATTGAAAATCTCCAGCATTATCAATCTATTATTAAAAATTGGAAGATTACAAATCTTTCCTATGAGCATATGCTTGACGGAACTCCAGAAAC